CCAGTCGCACCAGTCGCACCAGTCGCACCAGTTGCACCAGTCGCACCAGTCGCACCAGTCGCACCAGTCGCACCAGTCGCACCAGTCGCACCAGTCGCACCAGTCGCACCCGTAGGTCCGGTAGGTCCAGTCTGTGCTGTACCCGCTGTACCCTGAGCACCAGTAGGTCCGGTAGGTCCGGTAGGTCCGGTAGCACCGGTAGGTCCATGGGCTGAAAGATCAATAAGATCCTGGATAGTTCGAACAACTGGATTCCAGTTATCCGAAGCGTCCAACATAATGAACTTATCTCCAGCAACCGCCGCGTCCGCCCCGGCCGCAAGCTCTGTGACTTTTTTCCAAGTCAAGTCATACAATTTATCGCTTGCCATTGCTTGCTCCTTCTTGTTTTATCCGATCAACGAATAGAAAGACCCTCTCTCTATTCGTAGTCTATTAATAGAACACAGCCGGATCTTTAACTGTGGTCTGGAACTTAATAACATTGTTACCGTTCGTTCTCACAGCACCCGCCGTCAGAGTAAGTCTCAACCTTATGGTCGAAATCTTGGTCTCTGAAAGAGGTATGATCTCGAAATTGATGCCATCAGAAGCCATGCCATAAACAAGAGCACCATTTGCAAGGGCCAAACAATCCCTTGTGCCGGCGGACTCATTAAGCATCTTTCCGGTAGCGGCCTGGGCACCGAACGTAACGTTCATCATTCCGAGCTGACGGCCAAAACCGGATTCGTTTCCTGCACCCATCGCGTTCTGCGGGTACACGGCCTGGAACTGCCACGACGTAAGCTGAGTGATTCCACCCATGTCATACTGTTCATCTTCCGTGATGACAAACTTAACATCGTTCATGCCGGTCGGCGAAACGACTTCAGTTCCGGTAAATCTGTGGTTGATTTTTCGAAGAAGGTCAATGGTGATACCGCCAGTTGCATCGATCGTTATACCACCATCGTTGGCGAATGTGAGTTCGGTGTCGCCATATTCACCGTAGTACACGCTTGCTACCGACGCATCGATACCTACCTTATCGAGAAAACGATATGAAGCGTTCATCATCTCCTGGGTGATAAGGGAAGACGGATTCGAAGAAGTAGTCTTACGGAACCAATGTTCGTCGTAATCTACCTCTATAATCATCCTGTCAGTATCGAGTTTCCTGCGGAAGTAGTTAGCGGCAACGCCTTCAGAATTGGCGTTGTAAGAATTGTCTATCCTGTAATCTACCGGGGCGATACCGTCGATGTACATTTGTTTTCCCTCTACTGTAACATCGGCAAAGCCACCAAAAAGGCGCGTTTCTCTCTGCTGCGGTATCTTAAGAAGATTACCTAGATAGTCGTCCTTTAGGACGGTTTCTACGCCTGCATAGTCGTCTCTAGCCATCTCATCCTCCTTAATTAGGTTGCTAATAAATATGGTACATCTACTAACGATACCCGTTTAAGTCGGACGACAAAGCCGATACCCGCTCTATTACGGACGTTATGTTATGCACTTAAAATATACACTATATTCTGCGCAAAGTCAAATTTTTTTTACTCAAATAAATTAATACCCTTTTCTTTAGCCTTCGTACCGAGCTTCATCATTTCGGTATTAATATTTGTCAGTTTCAATTTCTTAATATGCTCAGGCATATTTTTATCGTTTTTAATCGCGATCTTCTGTGACGAAAGCGTCCGGAAATCCGTCTTTAAATCTCCGCTCAACGCCGGGCTATGACCGGGCCCGTTTATTACTCTGTTTTCCCCCACGTATTTATCATGGATATTCTTACTGAACACGATTAAAGGCAAGAGCTCGTCATTACTCATACCCTCAATTTTATCCGCCAGGTGAGCTTTATCCCCGAGACTTTCGCGCATTACCGCCTTAAACGCTTCTATCGCGGCGCCCTTATCCTCGCCCAATACCTCATCAGCTAACTTTTGAAAATCTAAATTTCTTTGGGCTTCGGCCTCGATAGTCGGCTTGGTTAGGTCGTAAACCAAAGCCTCATACTCAGTTACGATTTTTTCCCCCGCCGCTTTAGAAACGCCATTTTCGAAAAATATCTTCTTCATACCATTATCTATATCAGCATTCCGAGCGACATCTTTCAAACTATCGATACGTTTAAATTCATACCCGTCGGGGGATTCCGGGCGTCCAAGTTTCGTATAAAACGCGTCAAACTCTTCCTGAGGAGCTCCGGGCTGAGGAATAGCCACTTTTTCCTTCCCTACCAATTTCTGAAGACCGGCCATCTTATCCCACAGATCCGGAAGGTCTTTAACCTCGCCGGCCCATTTTTCACTCTTGTACTTCTCCGGAACTTGTATGTTAGTATTTATTCTCTTATCTTTAACCCCACCTGTTGCTCCGGTACCTCCGGTCGCCCCAGTTGCTCCGGCCGCCCCTGTAGGGGCGCCCCCGGTTGCACCAGTTCCTGCGCCCCCCGTGGGGGCCCCGCCACCTGTTCCTGCTTGTCCTGTTGTCATGCTGTCAACTCCTTTACTTTTGATCTTCCCAATCGTGTCTTTCAATCTTCTTAATTGTATCAGAATTCAAATAAAATCTGATATTTTCCCACACACTTTTCGTCCCGAGAACCAAAAGAGTCTCATTTATAGAGACCTCCCTTTCCTTGTCCCGGCGAACAGTAGGAGAATCACCACCACAGAGCAAGAAAAGATACCGCATTAATTTCTCGCCCTGGGGAGTAGAGGCCACGGCCTCAAACATCTGCCGGGCCTCCCTCACTTTTTTCTCGTACTCTTCCTTCGCCAACTGCTGTTTTGCCGCTACCGCCTCTCTACTGAAGACGGTATTCTTCTTTTCTTCTGTCATGTTGTTTACTCCTGTCCTGTTTCGGCCATGTTACGGACCGCCGCCGAATTACTTGCGGCCGCTTGTGCATTAGCCTGGTTCGCCGCGGCTATTGCCGCCTGCGCTTCGATTTTTGCCGCTTCCATCTGCATTTGAGCACGGCTCTTTCTGATCTGTTTTCTTTCCTCCATCGTGCGACATACTATAGAGTCTGTCGCCGTAAGGTCTTTTAGCTTCTCCGCAGTACCGTCCGGGTCGATAACATCAACAAATTCCGGACTTATTCCACCGGCTTCTCCAATGACCGACAGGAACTTAAGCGTACTTTGGAGTTCTTCGTTATTCATTATCCTGGCTGCCGGAGAAATAAACTGTATATCATACCAATCTATCCCTGCCAACTGAGCCTCCAACACATCCGGGGGTATCTCAAACGGAGTATATCCATTATTGAGAAGTGCCTGGACTTTTGGATCCTTTTCATTGTCCGGGTCCGCAACTCCAAGTAAACCCATCTCGAAAAGAATATCCATAGACCGGGTAAGAATCTCAACCAAAAACGCCATCTCTTGAGTAAATATGGGAGACAGCGCGTCTGATCGAATCTGTTCCCTCAGTAATGCTTCACCCAAAGTCATCCGCTGTTTGGTGTTCAAGTCATATAACTTATCAAGTAAGAAATAAGACGCTATCTCTTCAATAAGCTGATTACGCCATTCATATATTACACGAAGATCCCCAACTTCAAAAAGCGGAAAGATAGGTTGTTCAGAAGGTACCGAGCCCGCCACATTGAACACGTTAAGCGCCCCTGCGGATAGATCAACAGCCAACCCGGCAAGAGACCCGTTATCATACATCCCAAGCGAAGGCTGAGCTAAAAGCTCCCCACCGATCGCTAGGATCTCAGTAGCTACATTATTCTGTACAACTGTAGGAAGAGCCTCCATTGCCGGCCCCCTTCCATAAGACTCATACTCCAACTTATCAAAAAAGAGCACCTTTAATGGTAACGATTCATACCCTCCGTCCTCTAAATAGATATTTTCGTTAGGCATAAACCGATGAGCTGAATAAGGCATTCCCAGTTTACCTGCTTTACCTTTCGTCTCTTCCCTGCTCCTAGGCCGGATAGCTTCAGTAACAACAAACCGGGTAGTATGGTCATTATTCAAAATAGCCTGCTTGACCTGACTTCCCGCCAACTCACCATATCGGTCCCACAATTCATCCGCCGAAAAATTATAGTCTATGAAAAGCTCCACTATCTCTCCGTCTTTGTCATACCCTATATAAAACGAAAGAATCGTTTTGTTAAAATATTTAAGCGGCACTTCATAATTACCTGACTGTACAACCATCCCGGAAGTTCCGTATATAACAGACTCTAAAATCGTCTTAAACAAAGAGGTAGTAAGTTTCGATTTTGGCCGCTCCATAAAATCGGCCATATCAGTTGTAAGCCGCGCAAAATATTTTTTAGTCTCTTCAGACTCCGGAATATGTTTAGAAGGAATAATCCTGAATGTGCCCTTCTCATCCTTCCATATCATTCCCATAAGAGCTGACGCCATTTGTCTGGCGCTTTTCGCTCCGGCATTATCATTGATATTGCCGTCATTTTCAAACTGCCCCTGGATGACTTGAGGCGTATAGATCTGTTGCTCGGACCGAATCTGATAGAAATACTGACTAAGCGCTGAATATTGGTTATTAAAATTAACCTTCGCGGTCATATAACCATTACGCGCGCGTTTTAGTTTTTCAAGCAGAGTCCCCCCTGTATTAGGTTTCTGCGCCATATCTACTCCTTATCTTAATTTCGCTGAACTGGTCTTGCCTTTTTCTTCAAGGCCCGTCGGCGATGTGTGGATTATACCCGCCCGAAATGCTTTCTTCTTCGCGGCTTTTGTCGCTTCTTCCCCTGTAAGTCGTCCGGTACCCGTTACGTCAACCCGGCTATCCGACGGCCCTTCATCACTATCAAATCCACCCGCTAAAGCATATATCCCTGTACCCACTGCCGCCGCGCCAAGACCAACCGCGAGCGCGGTCCCTACTGTAATACTTGTTGATAAAAATGGCATTTTAAACCTCCCCTTCAGTCTAACAGTTTAATAAACCTGGTTTCCATCTCCCTGAAACCCAACTTCTTGTACAACGCAAAAAGTTTTTCCGTCTTACTATTATGCATACAACACATTGTCATACGCTTTATTCCGTGTATTATACACCATTGCTGAACATACTTAAATAGTCGCATCCCATATCTTCGATAATTTACGTTCATATACCACAAAATTTCTTCGTAAAGAGGCGTATTACTACAAAAATCTTTAACTACACGCCCCAATAAAATCCCGACTACTTTATCCCCGTCTACTACAACAAAACTATCTTTCTTTACCTGTTTATGTGTAGCCTTAATTTGTTCTAAATCCAGTTGCGCACCGTACTCATACAGCGCCTCATCTACAAATTCAGTAACCAGGATAACGCCACCTTCAAAATCCCGGTCGTGCATTCTCCGAATCTCTATCTGCTTTTCTTCCCTGTCTTGTAGCTCTGTCCCGTGCTTTTTTGACATATCCGTATAGCCGATCCTTTGCTTTTACCCTGCGCCATAACCTTCTGTACGCATGAATGTACTTTCGTTCCCTTCGGCATATCTCACCCCTTTATATACAGTTCGCTCGGTTTATCCTGCCTGACAAATTTTTCCGACAGTCTCCGGGATTTATACGGACTACGTGCCCGTACAACCCGGGGTTCGGCAACGTGAATCTTACTTGCCGCGCCCCGGGCCATCACCGGGAAAGCGAATGTGAGAGCAAGAGCATCCGCTATGTCGGGAGAGATACCTTCGTTTTCTTTCTTTATTTTCTCTTTGGAAGGGAGGGTGAGTAAGCCACGTGATGTGCTCATTTCAAATCCTGGTATCATTAACAGGTCTCTTATAAATACGTCTTCATCCGGGATACTCACCCCTCCCTCCTCAAACCAGTCTTTCATAAATCCATACATCTGCGCCCTCTTATTCCGATACAGTTCCGGCATGAGAGGGGCGGAGCCAAAATGAACGTCAAGTGTCTTGGCTCCGTATCCCATCTCAACGAGCCTATCACGACATCCATATCCATATGCTACATCTAAAAACGCCATGTCAAGACCCAACTTATCGATCTTTTGGGCAACGATACCCGCCAGGCGCATGGGTTTTACCGGGTCGTCATAGACTTCATATTCAACGATTCGTCGTCCTTGTCGGACAACGAGGACAGTACGGTCAGCACCTTCTCCACTTCCATCCACTCCCATAACCATAGGAGCATGCGTATCCAAATACGCCTGACAATGCCGCGCGGTCTCAACATGCTCCGGTTTAAGAAGCGTATTACCGGTCGACTGAAACGCTTCCGCCAAACAACACGGATATTCCTGTAAGAATTTCCATAAGTCATTGTTATACTCATCCTCCAATTTACGCCTACGCCAAAAAATCTGATCGAGAGAGAGGCCATATAGTTCCATCAGTTCCAACTCTTTTGACGTAGGCTTAAATCGGGAAGGGGGTGTTTCGCGGTATTCGTCCTGGATATACCAGGGTATAAATAGGGTCTTATATCTCGTAAGTGCGTTCGGGTCAGTCCCCTTCATACACAGATTATAAAACATATTGTTTACGCCATTGGCCGTAGATTCCATTATGATCTCAGTATTCTTCGTGGTGGCTACTCCCTGCATCAGCCCCGTTGAAAGGTCGTCAGTATTAT